CTTGCTTTCGCACTTCGGCAATCTGCTGCGTTTTCCGAGTGTAGTCCTGAGTCCTGGAGTAGCCCTTCTGGAGTTCGTCTAGCGTGACAGAAACTTCCTTGCCGTCAACTTTGACAGTGAAAGTCTGTGGCTGTTCGCCCTCCTCGGTCTCTTCCTCTTCCCCTGACTGTTCCTCTGAGGTCTCTTCGTCTGGCGCGTCTTCCACACCAGACTCATCCTCCTCAGAAGCCGCTGTCTCAGAATCCTCATCGGACTCCTCGACTGGCTGCGTCTCACCAAGTTCTGCTTGTCCCTTTTCGGGGGCTAACATTGCTGAGATAGCACTGGCCGCATCGGCCACATTCATTGCTTGTATTTCTGCCATAGTATTTTCTTAAATTAGATTTTTCTGTGATTTGCCAATAGCGTTCTGTGCAATTTTTCCGTTGTCCATCATCTTGATCAACTCTTGCCGGAGGCCATCAATGGCCTGCAACATGCACCATGCTGTCTCGCGTTTCACAGACTCTTCGGGTTTCGATGATCGAAATGCCCAAAGTTGGTCGCTTTCCAATTTTGCAATTGCAGTGTTGAGGGTTTCATCCTCTAGCAGCTGCTTGGCCTTTCGGCCTTTATTTACCTGGTCTTCGTTTGTCACTTACTGTGCCATTCCTTGAAAGGTTGATGGGGGCATCATCTCAGGCGCTGGTGGCTGCGGCTGGGACACAAACTGTGCCGCCTGCTGCTGGGCCAACAATGCCTGCTGACGCATTGCTTCACGATCAATACTTTGTGCCGCATCAATTTCGGCTGTACTGATCTGTGATTTGTACTTTAACTCAATTTCATACTTTTTGAGATACAAATCTTGGGCCATCTTGTCGCGGTTTAAATCGTCATCCATGATCATCTGCTGGCGCTTGAGTTCAAGTTCGGCAGCCTTCTTTTGGATATCTGCCTTGATACTTTCAGCCTGCACTTGGGCCAGCACCTCTTCGGGTGATGGTTTTGGTGTTGGTGCGGGTGGCACATAGTCGGCAGGGATATTCTGGAAAAAGCTCGTTGCGTCTTTGAAGCCAGATAGCTCTACGATTTTGCGCAGGGTATTACTAAACTGCTGGGGCGTGACCAAGGGATTGGTCGGGCCAAGCTGCTGCAAGATTTGCTCTTGCTTGGACATGATCATCATCAGCGCTTGCAGTTTCTCGTTGGTGTCGCCATTGCCCAAAGCAATGTTGATGTTGGCATCCATGCCCACATCCCAGAACCTTGGATCGATCTGCACCCACTCATTGCGCATTCGCACCATTCGGGCTTTGTCCTGGTGCGTTGTGGCCAAGAACAAAATGCCTTTAAATAACTTTTTCATGCCTTCAGCCAGAATGCGTGCAGTCAACTCAATCCGGCCTTGGCTGGCATTGATCGTTGCATTCACAGCTGCTTTGGTGCTTGACTGCAATGCGTCAGCATTCAGTCCCATGGCAGCCTTGCTCATGCCGGTGCGATCTTCTTTGATCTGGTCCATGTATTCCATCATCGGGAATGCGGCCTGACCCACAAATGGGGTTGTCAGGGGTTGGACCATGCCAGGCGCTCTCATGCGAATGATCGCACCCGTTTCGTTATTAAGCACGTCATCGATATTGCATTGTCCTTCTACGACGGCAGTGCGCGGATGAATTGACTGGGCCAGACTGTCTAAAGTGTTGCGGAGTATTTCCGACTTGATCTCTTGCAAGTCGCGGGTAATGTCAAAAATCGACATGGCCTCAAGTGGGCTTGTGTGTGGCTCTGGGTCGCAGGGAAAGTCAGCAAAGGGAATGTAGCTTGCCGGCAGATTGCGCACCACCTTATAGCCACCACCCATGCAGCAGACCTTGCGCAGCTCTGCAATGCCATCGCCATCGTAGTCCACGCGGGAATAAGCCTCAATGTAAAGCACTCTGCGCATCATCGGATTGGCAGCGTCATTTGTGCCAAATGTCGTGGACAGTGGCTGACGCGCTAAATACTCGTCATTGCTGTCCAAGTCTGTTGTTGACAGATTCTCTTCAATCTCATCCTGGTCATAACCCATGGCCAGCAAGTCAGCCATGGTGGCCATTTGCCGGTGGGCAATGATGGTCGAATCGTCAAACGATCTGGCGCGTCTGTCCAGCAATAATTCCTCTGGCGGCACGGCCATGATCCTGATCCGGCCATCCTTTGTGATGCGCTTGATTTGCACATCATGGACCATGGCGGGTGGGGCCATAACCGGCTGGCCAGTCATCGGGTCCACAGTGCTGATCTGCATCTCGTCAATGCTTGGGTCTGGGTAGGATGTGACAATCTTGACCTCGCCACCAGGCTCTTGCATAAGCATTTCTAGGGTCTGGTCATCAAGGCCCGTATATTCCTCAATTCGGACCTTCTCTTCGTCTTCCCACCAGAATTTGGCTATGCCGCATTTGCGTACCAAAGAATCCTTAAAAATTGCATAGGCCGTTAAGAACCCGTTGTTGTCATTCTGGAAAACATAGTTTGCGTAGTCGGTCGCCTGTTGGGCCATCTTCACATCTTCTGGGCCACGGGGTGCAAACTCGACCACATTCTCAGAATTGAAAAACACCCGCATCAGGCTTGGCAGCATGGCCGAGACAGTGTCCCGCACCTCCATGGCCACCACCTTGCTGTTGCCTTCGACCTCATTGCCGAATAAATCACCGCGATAGTATTCAGTCCCCTTGGCGCGTGTGGGTGACAGATCACTGTCCACATAGCTCACCGCATCGGTCAGGTCTTGCGTGATGATCGCTTGCAGCTCCATGTCATCCATTGGCTCGGTGGCTGCAATGTCGGTGGATAAATTTTCGGTGATATTTTCAATCATGGCTTGACCTTTGTAAGAACCACATACATGGAGTCCACAGCCCTTGGCGTGCGGATAATTTCGTCTTGTGGCAATTCTAGTGCTTCTCCCACCTTTGAGAGACGCATTTCCAGTGTTGTCAACTCAAACCGATCTGGCCACCCCAAGTACCAGTGCCAATCGGTGTAATACCGCCAAGAGTTCTCATTGAATGCCCTGACATGGGTCGGGTCCTGCCAAGCGCCAAGGCTCAAGTCATATGGCACATGAATCCGCATCTGGCCGCCCACCTTTAGCAGCTCTTTGCAGTTGGTCATGGCATCGACCAGATTGGGGATGTGTTCCAGCACATCATTGGCAACAATGGCCTCAAACATGCCTGGCACGATCTCCAGCTGCCCAAACCTAGTCTTTAACGTGTCGCCCCACTTGACCTTGCTGATATCGACCAGCCAGTCAGGATTCTTGCTGGCTTGAATATCTGCATTCAGATACTCAGCGTTCCAGTCCTTGCCGGACCCAAGATTAAGAATCAAACCAGGCACTCGCATATTCTGGCCTGTTTTCTCTGAGCCATGGCAGCGCCTGGTCATGCAGTTTTTGCGCGTCAAAGCCAATGGTGTTTGAGCCAATGTGGTGAACGTAACTTGCGCTCACATAGTGGCCATAGCCTTTTCTCACCAAATCCATACAATGCACATCATCACTGTACCAATTCAGAGGGGGAAACTTTGCCTCTTCAAATGCGTCACTTGATATCCATGCAAAGATTGGACTGACCTCTTGGGCCAGTTTGATGTGGGCCTCAGACGGGAATTTGTAGAAGTTGAGCTTCTCCGGCTGCTCAGTGATCCGCACATTTTGACAAGGTCGGGCCGCGTCACACCTTGCCGCCACCCACCCAGCTTTGTAGCTGTTCATGGTCCTGACAATGGCCACATCTTCCATCAGCACCTTCACACTGGTGGGTGTCAGCACAATATCGTCATTGGCCACAATGCATGATGACCAGTCCTTGAGCGCCATCTCAATGATCTCGTTGTAGTCCTCGCCAAAGCTCCTTGGCTGGCCATAGAGTTTGTAATCGGCATCAAAGCGCTCGATCACCGCCTGCGGGCCGCGCAGATAGACCGGACACTCTGGCGCGTATTGCTTAATCGACTCCAGCAATACCGACAACCCGTGGCCCTTGACAGTGGCAATGACAATCGGACAGATCATTTTTTTGCTTTGTTCCTGGCACTGATGGCCGCGGCCTTTGCCTTGGCATCTGCCTTGGAGCTTGCACCCCATGCCTTCAATGACAGCAGCAGCCGTGTCGGCTCACCGCCCTTCATCTCAGGACCAGGCATATTGCCCATTCGCGCCAAGAAACTAGCGCGCCTTGGGTTGTCGCCAGCCTTGACTGGCGCTTTCAAATCCATGCCCTGTGCCTTCGCACTGGCACGGCCCTTGGCGTTTAATCCGCCAGACGGGCTTTTGCCTTCCTTACGCTGCCAAGCTGGGGTCTTCATTTCTTTTTTACTGGCTTGGCGGTTTTAGCCGCTGCTTTAAAGTCAGCAGCGCTTGGCGCGCCTTTAGCACCAGGCTTGCGCATTTTCTCTTTGCTGCCAGCAGCAATTCTTTCGCGTTTTCGATGAATATTTTCATACAAACCTTTCATTCCTCTTCTCCCTCTTCATAGTCCTCTTCACCCTCTTGCTCACCAGTGTTCGGACCACCGACCACCCATGCATCGCACGTTCTTGAGGCCGCGCACTTGAAATCAAAGATTTCGCAGTAACCCAGATCGGCCAACTTGATTGTTCCCCATGGGTCTGCTTCCATGCCAATACCTTCTGCAATGCACTGCTTGATGTTGTCAGACACATTGAATGCCGAGCAGTTGCCACATAGGCTTTTCTTGGCATCCACAATGCTGATGTCCCACTGGTCTGATTTCTTACGCCAAAAAGCCTCGTTTGGCAGTTTGGGATTCTCAGGACCATAGGCCGCGCTGGTGATTGCCTTGGCGCGGTTTTTTAGGTTGAGGGTAATGTCTTGCGTAGGCATGGGGCAGTTCTCGCCACTTTCCATGTCCTCGCCTTCCTCTTCCATGTCTTTGTCCATGACCTGATCCATGGTGCGTTTTAAAGTAGCCATTATTTTTTCGCCTTGTTTTTTGCCGTGCGCTGACCGCGCATGGGCATCTTCGCTTCACTCATTGCAATGGCCACTGCCTGCTTGGGGTTGGTCACAACCTTGCCAGTCCCACCGCTGTGGAGCTTGCCGGCTTTGTACTCACCCATCACCTTGCCGACCTTCTTTTGCGCTTTACTCATTGCCTTCATAGGTTTCCCCCATTGGTTTGTCAATACCCGAATTATGCAACCCGCGACAAGTTTCTGCGCAGGGGCTGGGACCATTTGCTTGAGCCAGTTGAGCCGTACATCCCCGCCATTGCATCACTTGCAAATGTCAGGACAAAGGCATCAGCCTTGTCAGGACTTGGCAATCCTCTGCGCTTTATCTCGTCTTTCCCCTCAATGGCAATCTTTCCATTGCTGGTGAATGAGTACCGCACTGTGGCCAGTTCAGCAATCAGCACCTCATCCTTTGGCATCTTGCAATCTCTGGCCTCAAGCCAAGCCCGTGCCTTGTACCAAAGCTCAGCTTTGAGATTCCTGTAAGTCCCACCCATCGCTGGGCTTTCTGACACATTGATGCCTCTGGCCGGCAGGCCCAGCTCTCTAAGCCGGTCCACCACCCCAGCGCCTAATCCAATCGAATCCACCAGAATCTCTTTCGGCTGCTGGCTGGGCGGCAGCGCCTGGTACTCGGCCACCACCGCGCCAGTCAATTGCATCAGGTCTAAATTTTTCCATGTCCGGATATTCTCAGTGACCGCATTTCCCTGCCTTTTGCACAGCGCTGACCTGTCACTTCCAAACCTTGCCACATCCAAGCCCCAGAGCATGGGCGCATACTCACTTGGCGCCACATCCCGATTCACGGCACTCTCCAGCAAATCCATGGCAATCACAGTGTCATCATCCCCCTTGGGGAATTCACCGATCACGCGGATTCTGTAGACGTTACTCTCCTCGCCATAACGCATGGCCATCTCTTTGACGTACTCGACACTGACCCGTGGCGAGTCAGTACACGCCACTTGGAATGTGGTCCACTCATCTGCCAGGCGCGTGTGGGTGTCGTAGAAAAACCCAGAGCTTCGCACCGGATTCCCCAAAAGTAGCGTCACCGCATTGTGGCCAGACATCGATCCAGCCGCGGCCTCAAACACTTGCTCTGGCACACCACTAGCCTCATCGGCCACCAGCATCACATTCTCTGAGTGAATTCCCTGCAAAGCCTCTGGCTGCTCGGCCCGTGATGTCCTGGCACTGATAAACATCTCAGTCGGTGCAGCATTGAATTCAATCCTCTCTTGCTTGACAGTCAACAGTCCCTGCAAGGGCAAAGGCATCGCATTGATCCACCTCTTCAATTCAGCAAACATCGCGTCATACAGCTGAGAGCTTGTCGGTGCAGTCACCACCACCTTGACAGGCGATCTGGTCATAAAGTACCAGAGCATGGCCCAGCTGCTTGCCGTACTCTTTCCCACCCCGTGGCCACTTCTCACCGATATCTTCCTATCCCCACGCGCTATCGCCCCAAGAAACTTGACCTGCCACGGGTCAGGGTCAACCCCCAGCACCTCCCGCACAAATAGCACTGGATCAGGCTGATATCGCTCCACCCACAACGCAAAAACATTCTCTTTACTCATGGGTGGATCGTCTCATACATGGCCCATGCCCGAGGACTCATTGCCCACTTATGCGCTTGAAGTTCATCAGTCCTGACCAGTATCAGCAAGTGATACGTCATCGCCAAATCAAACATCTCCTCATTGATCGCCTCCATCATCCGAATCTTCAAATCCAGCAACATCACAGAAAGATGCAGCGCAGTCAACAAATCAGTCATTTGGCTATCCCCTTAAAGTTCTGACTGGTCACCCTATTGGTCCAGCATGATGCACATATCCACCGCGACCTAGACATCTGCACACCACCCTCGGGTGGCTTCATTTCTTCACACTTATTGCAAAGCCTGAGTTTATGGCCATGACAGTTCCCATTCAATTTCACATGATTGTTCACAAAATTACTCTTCATACCCTTGCCGGACAAGTCCGGCCCTGCTCACAGTTCTGGTGGCATGGTGGACACTTCCGGTCAAAAAAATCATGCTCACTCACCCACGTCCTCAGTATCAACCCACAGGCCGGACCAGTGGGCGGCTCTTCTTTCTTTTGGATTAAATACTTCCATATTGCCCAAGCAATGAATAAAACATTCACTGCAATGAATAGGTAGATAATAATCACTGTATTCTCTGAATTTTATTATGTGGGTGCGTTAACCACTTATCACCTAATAACCTAATCGCTTTAATATATTGTTTCTGATTATGTCTATTCGTACTACGCGGGACATAATCGACATTGAATAATTGCCTGACTTTGGTTAATAACGCTATATTCATATTATCCCCACGATATCGTTGATATTCACCCACGCGTGCCAAACAATCGTACTGTTTGGATTCGTCAGCGTGCAAAACATCTTTCCGTCTTTCACCTCATCGGTGTCTAAGACGATCCACTCTTGACCCTTGATTGTGACTGTCGCTTGTTTCGTTTGCATTCGTTACTCCGTAGTTTTGTGGAGTTGACATTTTTGCACAATTTGACTTAGTTGTTACTTTTTTAAAAAATTTTTTTTGTAGCTGTTTAGTGCCGCCACAGTCGCCCCCGCCAAACCGGCCAAGGGGGGGGTCACGGCCACCGACCGCCAGCCGACCACCGCTAGGTTATCCACGGATTTTGGCCAACCTTATCCACAGATTCCTGTGCATAAGTAGGCTTGTAATACTTTAATGCACTTAATTCTGTGGATATCTAGTTATCCACTTAACATAATGGTCGTTGTATAAAGTGACTGAATGCTTCGGTATTCATTTATGCAGAATCGTCTAGTGACACGACAGATCGCTTTCGCAGGGCATCGAGCGCCATGCTTCCAAGGTCGATGTTGACCAGGGGCTGCTGCTTGTCACCATACTCGTCTGGAGCCTGCTTAGAGGCCAGCCAGCGCCTTGTGTCCACTCTCAGCTTGGCCACCTGTGCGTCTTGAGGTGTGGCAGCGTCTGCAATTTCCA